ATGACTATGCCCTCGATTTCGCCCGAGCACGCGATGAGATCGGGCGCCGACTGGCTTGCCTCCAAGACGCCGAGCGCGCAGACGGCGTTTCTGGACAGCCTGAGTGAAAACGCGCTGCTGGCCCTGCCATACCTGTTTGAATTCTGGGCTCTGCCGCACCAGATCCCGCCGGCGGGCGATTGGCGCACATGGGTCATCATGGGCGGGCGCGGGGCCGGCAAGACGCGGGCTGGATCTGAATGGGTGCGCAGCGAGGTGGAGGGCTCGCGTCCGCTAGAGGTCGGTCGGTCGCGCCGGGTGGCGCTGGTGGGCGAAACCATCGAGCAGGCGCGCGAGGTCATGGTGTTCGGCGATAGCGGCATTCTGGCCTGCTCGCCACCCGACCGCCGCCCGAAATGGGAGGCCAGCCGGAAACGGTTGGTTTGGCCAAATGGGGCGGTGGCGCAGGTGTTTTCGGCGCATGAACCCGAAGGGCTGCGTGGGCCGCAATTTGATGCGGCCTGGGTGGACGAGCTGGCCAAGTGGAAGCGGGCCGAGGCGGCGTGGGACATGTTGCAATTCGGGTTACGACTGGGCCCGGCGCCGCGCCAATGCGTGACAACCACGCCGCGCAATGTCTCGGTTCTGAAAACCATCCTGTCCAACCCCTCCACCGTGGTGACCCACGCGCCGACCGAGGCCAACAAGGCCTATCTGGCGGCGTCATTTCTGGAAGAGGTGCAGGCGCGCTATGCCGGGACCCGGCTGGGCCGGCAGGAATTGGCGGGCGAGTTGCTGGAAGATGCCGAGGGCGCGATGTGGTCGCAGGCCGCGTTGGAGGCCGGGCGGCTGGATCATCGTCCACAGCTGGACCGGATCGTTGTGGCGGTCGACCCGCCGGTGACGGGCAATGCAGGTTCGGACGAATGCGGGATCGTGGTGGTGGGCGTGCGGGCGCAGGGCGACCCGCAGGACTGGCGCGCCGTTGTGCTGGAAGATGCCAGCGTGGCCAGCGCCTCGCCCACCACCTGGGCCGAGGCAGCGATCCAGGCCATGGAACGCAATGGCGCCGACCGGCTTGTGGCCGAGGTGAACCAGGGCGGCGACCTGGTAGAAAGCGTGTTGCGGCAGGTGGACCCGACGGTGCCCTTCCGTGCCGTGCGCGCCGCAAAGGGCAAGGTCGCCCGGGCCGAGCCGGTGGCCGCCCTGTATGAACAGGGCCGGGTGGCGCATATGCGCGATATGGGCGCGCTGGAGGACCAGATGTGCCAGATGACCGCGCAAGGCTATATTGGCAAAGGCAGCCCGGACCGCGTCGATGCGCTGGTCTGGGCGCTGCATGAGTTGATGATCGCCCCGGTCGCCCATTGGCGCCGACCCCGCGTACGCAGCCTTTAGCATTCGCTTAGGATTTTATGAAAATCTTCCCCTTGTGCGGCGGTCAGCACCGCGCAGGGCGGTCCGGGTTTTGCCCGGGCCCCAACAGATCACCGAGGAGCATAGGCAACATGGTTTTGAGCATGTTTCGGCGCGCGGCCCCCGCGGCGCCTGAGAAAAAGGCGAGCGCGACAGGCCCTGTGGTGGCCTTTCACGGGGCGGGTCGGGTGGCGTGGTCGCCGCGCGATACGGTGTCGCTGACCAAGTCCGGCTTTGCCGGCAACCCGGTTGGGTTCCGCGCGGTCAAGCTGATCGCCGAGGCCGCCGCAGCGCTGCCGCTGGTGCTGCAGGATGCCGAGCGTCGCTATGACATGCACCCGGTGCTGGAACTGATCCGCAACCCCAATCCGGGGCAGGGCCGGGCCGAGCTGTTCGAGGCGCTGTACGGTCAGATCCTGTTGTCGGGCAATGGCTATCTGGAGGCCGTGGGTGGCGGTGAAGAGGGTATGCCGCTGGAGTTGCACGTGCTGCGGTCGGACCGCATAAACGTTGTTCCCGGCACCGATGGCTGGCCGGTGGCCTATGAATACGCGGTGGGTGGCCGCAAGCACCGATTCGAAATGCGCGGCGATTTTACCCCGATCCTGCACCTGAAATCCTTCCACCCGCAGGACGACCATTATGGTCTGAGCCCGATGCAGGCCGCGGCCACGGCGGTGGATGTGCACAATGCCGCCTCGCGCTGGTCCAAGGCGCTGCTGGACAACGCGGCGCGACCGTCGGGCGCGATTGTTTACCGCGGTGTCGACGGCCAGGGCCAGATGAGCGAAGAGCAATACCAGCGCCTGCAGGACGAGATGGCGACCTATCACATGGGCGCGGCCAATGCGGGCCGGCCGATGCTGCTGGAAGGTGGGCTGGACTGGAAGCAGATGGGCTTCTCGCCCTCGGATATGGAATTCCAGAAGACCAAGGAAGCCGCCGCGCGCGAGATCGCCACGGCCTTCGGCGTGCCGCCGATGATGTTGGGGATCCCCGGCGACGCGACTTACTCGAATTATCAGGAGGCCAACCGCGCCTTTTACCGGCTGACGGTGCTGCCGCTGGCCGCACGGGTTGCGGCGACGGTGGCCGAGTATCTGGGCGGGTTCATCGGCGAGCGCGTGGTGCTGAAACCCGATCTGGATCAGGTGCCCGCGCTGTCCGCCGAACGTGAAACCCAGTGGAAGCGTATCGGCGACGCCGATTTCCTGACGGATGCCGAGAAACGCTTGCTGCTGGGTCTGCCGAAACTGGCGGAGGACGAATGAGCGAGCCGGAACGCAGCGGGTCCAAGTTCCTTTATGCGCCGTTCGAAGTGGCCAATGCCCGCATCGACGCCAACGAGCGCGTGGCCAAGGAACGCTGGTCGGCGCTGGAACACCGGCTGTCACTTATCGAAGCCAGCCAGGAACGGGTGGAAAAGCGCCTTTGGTTGGCGGTGTACGGCGTGGTGGCCGTGATTTTGGCGCAAGGGGCGACATCACTGATGTCGGTGGCGCCGTGAAAGGGGATCAGACGATGACTCAGACAGCGGCCCTGACCGGGTTGGAAACGAAGTTTTGCAGCGCCGACAGCGTGTTGACCGTGACGGATGGCACGTTGGTGGAAGGGTATGCCTCGCTTTTTGGCAAGGCGGATCAGGGCGGCGACGTGGTGCAGAAGGGGGCCTATGCGGCCTCGCTGACCAAGCTGACCGCCGAGGGACGCAACGTGAAGATGCTGTGGCAGCACGACCCGGCGCAACCGATCGGCATTTGGGACGAGGTGCGCGAGGACGCCCACGGCCTTTACGTCAAAGGCCGGCTGCTGACCGATGTGGCGCGCGGGGCCGAGGCTGCGGCGCTGATCCAGGCGGGTGCCATTGACGGGCTGTCGATCGGATACCGCACCAAGAAGGCCGAGAAAGATACCAGCGGGCGCCGCCTGCTGAACGAGCTGGAGCTTTGGGAGGTCTCGCTTGTGACCTTTCCGATGCTTCCTGATGCGCGGGTTGGGGCCAAGTCGGAAGATCCGGCAGACCTGATCCTGCGTGACATGGCGGAAGCCTTCGAGGGCGCCCGCCGCGCGATGGCCGGAGATCTCTCTGGTCGGATGACCTCTCTCAAACAGGATTGAGACATGACGAAGACCGAGACCAAGTCCGGCGCGGCCGAGACCCCCGCGGCGGAGCTGAAATCTGCCCTGGCAAGCTTTGTGAGTGATTTCAAAGGCTTTCAGGACAATGTGACCATGAAGCTGAAACAACAGGAAGAGCGCGTTACCATGCTTGATCGCAAATCGAACTTTGCCGGGCGTCCTGCCCTTGCCACCGCTGCCGAGGCTGATGTGCCCCACAAGAAGGCCTTTGCCGCCTATCTGCGTTCGGGCGAGGATGACGGTCTGCGCGGGCTGGAGATGGAAGAAAAAGCGCTGTCGACGGCCGTGGCTGCCGATGGCGGTTACCTGGTGGATCCGCAGACCTCGGACACCATCAAATCGGTGCTGAACTCGACCGCGTCGATCCGTTCGATTGCGCAGGTTGTGGCCGTGGATGCCGTGTCGTACGACGTTCTGGTCGACCACACCGATGTGGGTTCGGGCTGGGCGTCGGAAACCTCGACCATCACCGAGACCGCAACGCCGACCATCGACCGCATTGCCATCCCGCTGCACGAGCTGAGCGCCATGCCGAAGGCCAGCCAGCGACTGCTGGATGACAGCGCCTTTGACATCGAAGGTTGGCTGGCATCGCGCATCGCCGACAAGTTCTCGCGCGCCGAGGCGGATGCCTTCATCAACGGTGACGGTGTCGACAAGCCGCGCGGCATTCTGAACCACACCAATGTGGCCGAAGCCAGCTGGAGCTGGGGCAACCTGGGTTACATCGCCACCGGTACGGATGGCGATTTTGATGCGACCGCCCCGTCGGATGCAATTTTGGACCTGGTTTATTCGCTGGGTGCGCAATACCGCGCCAACGCAACCTTCGTGATGAACTCGAAAACCGCCGGTGTGGTGCGCAAGATGAAGGACGCCGATGGCCGCTTCCTGTGGACCGATGGTCTGCAGGCCGGTGAGCCCGCACGCCTGCTGGGCTATCCGGTGCTGATCGCCGAGGACATGCCCGATATTGGCACCGGTGCCGACGCCATCGCGTTTGGCGACTTTGCCGCCGGTTACACAGTGGCCGAACGCCCCGACCTGCGCGTGCTGCGCGATCCGTTCTCGGCCAAGCCGCATGTGCTGTTCTATGCCACCAAGCGCGTGGGCGGTGACGTCAGCGATTTCGCAGCGATCAAGCTGCTGAAATTCGCGGTTTCCTAAGCCAACAGCCGAATGCCCGCCGCGCCGGATGCGTGTGCGGCGGCCATCGGCGCGCGCCGGGTGAGAACCATGGGTTGTCCAGCTGTTTCCCTCCGTCCGAGCAATTCATGGGGCGCGCGCCGTCAATCAGATCCGGGGGCCGAATTGGAGAAGGTTACATGATGCTGATCGAGCAGACCACCGTGCCGGCAACGGCACTGCCGGTTGCTGAATTCAAGGATCACATGCGGCTGGGCACCGGGTTTGCCGATGACGGGGCGCAGGATGCGTTGCTTGAGGCGCTGCTGCGCGCCGCAATGGCCGCCGTCGAAGGGCGGACGGGTAAGGCGCTGCTGACCCGCAGCGTGTCCTGGACGATCACCGCATGGCGCGACGGGTGCCGGCAGGCAATGCCGGTGGCCCCGGTGGCCGCGATCACGGCGTTTCGCGTGGTCGACCGCGATGGGATGATCGCAACTGTGGACACCAGCGCCTATGGGCTGGAGCCGGATACACACCGCCCGCATCTGGTATCTGCGGGTGCGAACCTGCCGCTGATCCCTATCGGAGGGCGGGCCGAGGTCGTGTTTGACGCTGGATTCGGGGCCACCTGGGCCGAGATGCCGGCCGATATGGCGCAGGCGGTGATGCTGCTGGCCGCGCATTACCACGAACACCGCGCGGCCACGGGCCCCGACGAGGCGAGCATGCCCTTCGGCGTGCAAGCTTTGCTGGAACCGTGGCGCACGGTGCGCATTCTGGGCGGGGCGCCGGCATGAAGACGGCGCCCAACCTGACCCGGCAGCTGCAACTGCTGGACCCGCAGCGCGTGGCCGACGGGGCCGGCGGGTTTACCGAGACCTGGGTGGTGCTGGGCACGCTGTGGGCCGAAATGAAACCCGGGACAGGACGTGAAACCAGTGGGCCGGTGACATCTGTTTCGCGCGTGCCTTACCGGATCACCGTGCATGGCGCGCCGGTTGGTGCCCCGTCCCGGCCCAAAGCGGGGCAGCGGTTTCGCGATGGCACTCGCGAGTTTGCGGTGCTGGCGGTGACCGAGGCCGACCCTTTGGCGCGCTTTTTGACATGTTTCGCGGAAGAGGAGGTCTCGCCATGAGTTATGGCAGCGCCGCGGCTTTGCAGGCCGCCGTGTATCAGCACCTTGTTGCGGACGCGCCTTTGGACGCGCTGGTTTCGGGCGCGATTTATGACGCGGTGCCGGGCGGTACGCTGCCCGAGCTCTACGTCTCGATCGGACCCGAAGATGTACGCGACAGGTCCGATGCCACGGGCGGTGGAGCTTTGCATGTTTTCACGATCAGTGTCGTCGAAAACGGTGCGGGCTTTGCGCGTGCCAAGGCGGTGTCCGCGGCTGTGTCTGATGCGTTGGTGGATGCCAGCCTGACACTGACGCGCGGCACGTTGGTATTCCTGCGCTTTGATCGGGCCCGCGCCCGGCGGGTGCAGTCGGGCCAAAGCCGCCGGATCGACCTGAGCTTTCGCGCAATGATCGACGACACCTGAACCCTGCCTCCGGCGTGATGCCGGGCGCAGCGCTGATTGAGACCCGCGCAAGGGGCAGCCCACGCGCAAAACACGGAGAACGGACATGGTGGCCCAAAGCGGCAAGGACCTTCTGATCAAACTGGACATGACCGGCAGCGGGCAGTTCGAAACCATCGCCGGTTTGCGCGCAACGCGCATCACCTTCAACGCCGAGCAGGTCGATGTGACCAGCCTGGAAAGCCAGGGCGGGTGGCGCGAGTTGCTGGCCGGTGCAGGCGTGAAATCGGCAGGCATGAGCGGTTCGGGGATCTTTAAGGATGCCAATACCGACGAACGCGCGCGGCAAATCTTTTTCGACGGCGAGACCCCGAATTTCCAGGTGATCATCCCGGATTTCGGCACCGTCGAAGGCGCGTTCCAGATCACCGCCATCGAATATGCTGGCAGCCATAATGGCGAGGCATCGTACGAGCTGTCGATGGCCTCGGCCGGCGCAATGACGTTTACGGCAGCCTGATGGTGAATCCCTATGCCGGTGAAGTGGCGCTGAGCCTGGACGGGCAGCGCCACGTGCTGAAGCTGACGCTGGGCGCGCTGGCCGAGCTTGAAACCGCGCTGAAGGCCGACACTCTGGTCAGCCTAATCGAACGGTTCGAGGGCGGCGGCTATGGCACCCGCGATGTGCTGGCGTTGCTACTGGCGGGGCTGCGCGGCGGCGGCTGGCAGGGCAGCGCGGCGGATCTGGCTATGGCCGAGATCGCCGGCGGCCCGGTTGAGGCGGCGCGGGTGGCCGCGGCGCTGCTGGCGCGGGCTTTCACCGTACCGGGCATGGGCGATGAGCCGGTTTGACTGGCCGGCCCTGATGCGGGCCGGGCTGACCGGGCTGCATCTGCGCCCGGCCGAGTTCTGGGCGCTGACGCCGGCCGAATTGCTGATGATGCTGGGGCATGGCTCGGGCCCGCCCCCTTTGAACCGCGCGAGGCTGGACGAGCTGGCCCGCGCTTACCCCGACACACCGCAGGAGATGTGACGCATGGAAGAACTGGACAGTTTCGAAGATCAGGTCGACGCGTTGCAACAGAGCATCGGCCAGACCAGCGCCGTTATGGGCACGTTTGACCGCGAACTGGTGCGGATGCGCGAGAGCGCCACGCTGACCAGTGCCGAGGTGGGCAAGCTGTCGCGCGCGGTGGGGCGCGGGTTGCGGTCGGCCTTTGACGGGTTGGTCTTTGACGGGTTGCGCCTGTCGGACGCGCTGCGCCAGGTGGGGCAATCGGTGGTGGACGCGGCCTATAACGCCGCGATCACCCCGGTGCAGAACGCGGTGGGCGGGTTCCTGACCCAAGGGATCGAGGCTCTGGTGGGGGTTGGCGTGCCGTTTGCCAAGGGTGCGCCGTTCACCCAAGGCCGCGTGATGCCCTTTGCCAATGGCGGCGTGGTGTCGGGGCCCACGATGTTTCCGATGCGCGGCGGCACGGGCCTGATGGGCGAAGCAGGCCCCGAGGCGATCATGCCGCTGACCCGTGGTGCCGATGGTCGGCTGGGCGTGCAGAGCCACGGGGGTGGACGCGCGGTGCACGTGACCATGAATATCTCAACCCCCGACGTGCAGGGGTTCCGCCGCAGCCAAAGCCAGATCGCCAATGACTTGAGCCGCGCGTTGAGCCGCGGCCAGCGTAACAACTGAGGGTAACGCCATGAATTTCCACGAAATACGCTTTCCGCCAACGCTCAGCTTTGGGTCGGTCGGTGGCCCGGAACGGCGGACCGAGATCGTGACCCTGGCCAATGGGTTCGAAGAGCGCAATACGCCGTGGGAACATGCGCGCCGCCGCTACGACGCGGGCGTTGGCATGCGCTCGTTGGATGACATCGACGCGCTGGTGGCGTTTTTCGAGGCGCGGCGCGGGCAGCTGTTCGGGTTTCGCTGGAAAGACTGGTCCGATTACAAATCCTGCCGCCCGAACGCAGATATCTCGTTTGACGATCAGATCATTGGCATCGGCGATGGTGAGACAAACACCTTTCAGCTGACCAAGGATTACAGCTCGGGCGATGTGACCTATACGCGACCGATCACCAAGCCGGTGTTTTCGACCGTGCGGATCGGTGTGGCCAATGACGAGCAGCGCGAGAGCATCCATTTCACCGTTGATCTGGAAACCGGCGTCGTGACCTTGCCCGACGCGCCCGAGGAAGGCGCCGAAGTGACCGCGGGGTTCGAGTTTGACGTGCCGGTGCGGTTTGACACTGACACGATTCAGACCTCGGTTGCGTCCTTCCGGGCCGGAGACGTGCCGCGCGTGCCGATTGTCGAGGTGCGGGTCTGATGGCGATTTCTCAGCAATTTCAAACGCATCTGGACAGCGGTGCAACCACGTTGTGCCGCGCCTGGGCGGTGCGGCGGACCGATGGCGTGGTTTTGGGGTTCACCGATCATGACGGCGCAGTTCAGTTCGGTGGGATCACGTTTAACGCCGAAACCGGCCTGACGGCGCGGGCGCTTAGCCAAACCACCGGCCTGTCGGTGGACAATTCCGAAGCTGTGGGCGCGCTGACCTCGGATGCGGTGACCGAGGCCGACATTCTGGCCGGGCGCTATGATGATGCGGTGGTCGAGGCGTGGTTGGTGAACTGGTCGAATGTGGAAGACCGGCTGAAACTGTTCACCGGCACGCTGGGCGAGATCACCCGGGGCGGTGGGGCCTTTCAGGCCGAACTGCGCGGGTTGGCCGAGGCGCTGAACCAGGCGCAGGGCAAGGCGTATCAGCGCCCTTGCCCGGCGGTTCTGGGGGATGGCCGGTGCAAGTTTAATCTTAACACTGCCGGTTATGCTGCTGAAATACCTGTGGAAAGCTCTGAGGATGGCCGCGTGTTTTTGTTCACCGCCCAACCCAGTTTCGAAGAACGCTGGTTCGAGGCCGGGCGTCTGCGCGTGCTGACCGGCGACGGTGCGGGGGTGATCGGTGTGATCAAGAATGACCGCACCGTGGACGGCCAGCGGCGGATCGAACTGTGGGAGGCGCTGAAGGTTGGCGTGGCGGTTGGCGACACGATCCGGCTGGAGGCCGGGTGCGACAAGCGTGCCGAAACCTGCAAGGTGAAGTTCAACAATTTCATCAACTTCCAGGGATTTCCTCACATTCCGGGTGAAGACTGGCTGATCAGCTATCCGGTGTCGGGTGGGCCCAATGACGGGGGCAGCTTGCAGTGATGCCGAGCCCGACGGATATCGCGGCCGCGGCGCGCGGATGGGTGGGCACGCCCTATCGCCATCGCGCGGCGGCGCGGGGCGCGGGCGCGGATTGCCTGGGCCTGATCTGCGGGTTGTGGCACGAGTTCTATGGCACCGTGCCCGAGATCCTGCCGCCCTATTCGCCCGATTGGAGCGAGGCCAGCGGGCAGGAGTTTCTGTGGGACGGTCTGGCGCGTCATCTGCGCGCCAAACCGTTGGACGATGCCGCGCCCGGCGACGTGATCCTGATGCGGATGCGCGAGGCGGGGATTGCGAAACATGTGGGTGTGCAGACCGAGACCGGCCCCGAGGGTCGGTTCGTGCACGCGTATTTCGGGCATGGCGTGGTGGAAAGCGCGCTGAGCCTGCCGTGGCGGCGGCGGATCGTCGCGCGGTTTGAATTTCCCGACAGGAGGGTCTGATGGCAACGCTAATTCTTTCGGCTGTGGGGGCAGCGGCGGGCTCGGCGATTGGTGGGTCGGTGCTGGGCGTGTCCAGCGCGGTCATTGGCCGGGCGATCGGCGCCACGCTGGGCCGGGTGATCGACCAGAAACTGCTTGGCACCGGCTCGCAAGCGGTGGAAACGGGCCGGGTCGACCAGTTTCGATTAACTGGTGCCAGCGAGGGCCGGCCTATCGGGCAGGTCATGGGACGGGTGCGCGTGTCCGGTCAAGTGATCTGGAGCTCGCGTTTCCTCGAAAGTTCCAGCACCACCGATCTGGGCAAGGGTGCGCCGGAAGTGACGGAGTTCAGCTATTCGGTCAGTTTGGCGGTGGCCCTTTGTGAAGGTGAGATTTCACGTGTAGGGCGGATCTGGGCAGACGGTTTGGAAGTTGGACGCGATGGGCTGAACATCTCGGTCTATAACGGGTCGCAGGACCAGCTTCCTGATCCCAGGATGGAGGCAATTGAAGGCACCGGTAACGTACCGGCCTATCGTGGTTTGGCGTATGTCGTGATCGAAGATTTGCCCTTGGGGAAATTCGGCAACCGTGTTCCCCAATTTTCGTTCGAGGTGATCCGGCCGGTGTCTGGTCGCGATCCGAACTCGGAAAACGTGGCAGAGATGATCGAGGCCGTGGCCCTGATCCCCGGCACGGGTGAATATGCGCTTGCGACACAGCCCGAGCATTATGGCGCCGGCATCGGTGTTAACCAGTCGGCCAATGTAAACAGCCCGTCGGGCAAGACAGACTTTCTGACATCCCTGGACAATCTGGAAGGTGATTTGCCGAACTGTGGTTCGGCGTTGCTGGTGTCTTGCTGGTTTGGGGATGACCTTCGAATTGGGAATTGCACGCTGCGGCCCAAGGTTGAACAAAACGAGACTTATGGCGAAGTGACGCCCTGGATTGTTTCGGGTGAAACCCGTGCCACGGCCGGGGTAATCCCGCGTGTCGATGACAAACCGGTCTATGGGGGCACGCCAAACGATGCGGCCATGATTGACGCAATCTCGACGTTGCGGGAGCGCGGCAAAGACGTGGTCTTTTATCCGTTCATCCTGATGGAACAGTTAGAGGACAATACACTTCCGGATCCCTATTCGGTCGGCGTTGGTCAGGCTGTGTTGCCTTGGCGCGGGCGCATCACTTCGGAGAAGGCGCCCGGTGTCGCCGGTTCGCCAGACGGCACGCAGGCGGCGGCTGACGCCGTTGCCGATTTCATGGGTGCAGCACAACCCAGCGATTTCACGCAGGCTGGTTCCACGGTGATTTACACGGGACCGGCCGAATGGTCTTATCGGCGCTTCATCCTGCACTATGCCAATCTCTGCGCGATGGCGGGTGGCGTTGACGCGTTTTGCATTGGGTCGGAAATGCGGGGAATGACGCAGATTCGCGGCACAGGGGGCAGCTTCCCCGCGGTTGAGGCGCTGATCCAATTGGCGGCGGATGTGCGGGACATCTTGGGGCAAAGCACCAAGATCACCTATGCCGCTGACTGGTCCGAGTACTTTGGATACCATCCCCAAGATGGCTCGGGTGATGTGTATTTCCACTTGGATCCGCTTTGGGCGGACGAGAATATCGATGTCATAGGTATAGACAATTATATGCCTTTGTCCGATTGGCGGGACGGGTTCAAGCACGCCGATGCTGATGCCGGAGCGATCCACAATCTTCAGTACCTGAAAGGCAATATCGAGGGCGGTGAAGGGTACGACTGGTACTACGACTCGATCCAGGCGCGCGATGCGCAGCGGCGCACACCCATTACGGATGAGGCACATGATGAGCCCTGGGTGTTTCGCTACAAGGATATCCGGAATTGGTGGAGAAACCCGCACCACGATCGCGTTGCAGGGTCCAGGCAGCCGACGCCCACCGCTTGGGTTCCTCAGTCGAAGCCAGTTTGGTTCACCGAATATGGCTGCGCAGCGATCGAGAAAGGGACCAATCAGCCCAACAAGTTTCTGGATCCCAAATCCTCGGAAAGCTCGCTCCCGCATTATTCCACCGGGGCACGCGACGACACCATCCAAGCGCAATACCTGCGTGCGATGAATCAGTATTGGAATGATCCCGCAAACAATCCCGTCTCGGAACTGACCGGCGCGGCAATGATTGACATGTCGCACGCGCATGTGTGGGCTTGGGACACGCGGCCCTATCCGTACTTTCCCGCAAATACAGCGCTTTGGAGCGATGGCGAGAATTATGCTCGCGGGCACTGGTTGAACGGGCGGGCAACGGGACAGTCCTTGGCAGCGGTGGTTGAGAGTATTTGCGCCGCATCTGGCGTTTCGGATGTGGATGTGAGCGCGCTTTTTGGTGTTGTCCGCGGCTATGCTCTGGAGGATATCAACGGTGCAAGGGCGGCATTGCAGCCGCTGATGCTGGCTTATGGGTTCGATGCTGTCGAGCGCGACGGCAAGATGATCTTCGCCAACCGGGATGGGAAAGTGGATGCTACGGTTCAGCCGCCCTTGTTGGTCGCTGCTGGTGGCAACGATCCCGATCTGGAGCTTTCACGCAGCCCACAGGCGGAAACGGCAGGCCGTGTCCGGGTGAATTTTGTCGAAGCGGACGCCGATTTCGAAGGCCGTACTGTTGAGGCTATTTTTCCGGATGAGGAAAGCCGGTTGGTGACGGTTTCGGATTTGCCGCTTGTGCTGACACAAGCCGAGGGGCGGGTGATCTCGGAGCGTTGGCTGGCGGAATCTCGGGTGGCGCGGGACAGGGCACGGTTCGCGCTGCCTATATCGCGGCTGAACGTAGGCGCCGGGGACGTGGTCGAAGTACAGGACGGCGATGAGACGTTGCTCTACCGCCTCGACCGCGTCGCGCATAGCACGACACGCGATGTGGAAGCCGTGCGGATCGAACCCGAGGTTTACGTGCCTGCCGATGCGGTTGAAGGCGCGATCAGTCTGAAGCCTTTTGTGGCACCGGTGCCGGTGTTTCCGCAGTTCTTGGACCTGCCGTTGCTGACCGGGCAAGAGGTGCCCCACGCCCCGCATATTGCGGTGACGGCGACCCCATGGCCCGGTACGGTTTCGGTGCTGAGCGCGCCGCAAGACAGCGGATACACGCTGAACACGACCGTGGCGCAGACCTCGGTCATTGGGACGACTGAAACCCCCTTGTTCCGCGCCACGCCCGGCTTGTGGGACCGGGGGCAACCGCTGCGGATGCGGGTTTACGGTGGCACGCTTAAGCCGGTCAGCCAGGACGCTGTACTAAACGGTGCAAATGCAATGGCAATCGGGGATGGCTCGGCCAACAATTGGGAAGTCTTCCAATTCGCCGAAGTAACGATGGTTGGAGATGACACTTACGAAGTCAGCTTGCGACTGCGCGGACAGGCGGGCACGGATGGCGTAATGCCCGATGTCTGGCCCGCGGGCAGCACGGTTGTGTTGCTGAACGGGGTGCCACAGCAGATCAATCTATTGCTAAGCGAACGCGGACTGGCGCGAAACTATCGCATTGGACCTGCGGGGCGTCCTTTCGACGACCCGTCTTATGTTCACACGGTTGAAGCATTTGATGGTATCGGGCTGCGCCCTTACGCGCCCGCGCATCTGCGGGCGACTAGTGACGGGGCAGGAGGTAAATCGCTCAGCTGGATCCGACGCACGCGGGTGGATGGCGACAGTTGGGCAGGATTCGACGTGCCCTTGGGCGAGGCGACCGAAGCCTACCAGCTGCGGGTGCGCAATGGTGCAGATCAGGTCGTGCGCACGCAGTCGGTGCTCCAACCGCTCTTTAACTATACCGCTGCAATGATCGCGGCGGATGGGGTGACCGCCCCTTATGCCATTGAGGTGGCACAACTTTCCGACAGTTTCGGCCCGGGGCTTTTCAAAAGGATCGATATCGATGGCTAA